CGCCACAAGATCGCGGCCTTGGCATCGACGCCCTCGGCCTTGAGCCGGACGAGCGAATGCGGCTTGTACTTCGTCTCGCCCGTGATGCGGATCGTGTCGGCGTGGGCCGCGACCGGCGCGAGGGCGATGACCAGGACGGAAGACAGAAGCGAACGCATGGTGGCTCCTCGGGTGGTGATCAGGGGACGACGACCCAGGTGGGCGGGTTGACGGAGAATGTCGGCTTGACCGTGACGCTGACGGTGATGGCCTCTTCGAGCGACTCGTTGCGGCTGAAGTTGGTGACCATGCAGGTCGCCCGCAGGCCTTGTGAGCCGGACACGGTCATAGGACCGTCCATGACCGCGAATTCGATAGCGCCGCGGTTGAGAAACGTGTCGCGGATGGCGGCGAAGTCGTCGTCGGCCGTGTCCCAGACCATCTCGAACTCGATGGATGCGTCTTTCAGCGTGGCGACCGTGGCCCGCCAACCGGCGTTGCCGCGCGTGGTCACGTCGGCCTCGCCGGCTTCGAGGTTCAAGGTCACGTCCTTGACGTTGCCGATCTCGTTCCAGACGGGCGAGGCGAACGTGCCGGTGTTGCGGTAGAGCTTGGCGTCAAGCCCGAGTTTGATTGACATGAGCGTGTCTCCTCAGCGAACCGAGTTCTTCCACAAGGCCGGCAGTTGCGGCTTCTCGGCCTCGAACGCCGGCCGCATGAACGGCCGGGGGCGGTAGCGGAGCCGGCGTGTCTTGGTCTTGGTGCGGCGGACCGCCTCGCCGCCGTATTCGAGCAGTCGCGGGGCCTCCGATCCTGCGCGGATCAGGGTCGGCCCGATGACCACGCTCTTGCGCTGCGGGTCGTAGGCGAACAGGATAAACTTCCGCAACAGGCCCACATGCGAATAGGGCGGGCTTCCCGGCGGGCTCGTCCCTTTGCGCTTGCGAATCGACGTCTTGGCCCGCTGCCGGACGAACGCGCCGAACTTCGACAGCACCCGCCGCGTGCCGGCATCGACCGCGTTCTTGACCTTCTCCCGGTCGAAGAAGCCGCCTTTCGCTGCCTGGAAGGTCATCGTGATCACGGCTCACCTCCACACGCGGTAGGTCAGCGTGAGGACGCTGGTGAACTGGCGAAACTCATCCAAGTGCTCCATCGCGTAGACCGGCTCGTTGGCCACTTCGGTGCAGCGGGCCTGCGGGAAGCCGGCCAGCGGCTCCGACCGGAAGTGGTCTGCGATCTCCTCCACCAGTTCCATGAGCGCATCGAGATTCCCCGGCGTCGGGTCGATTTTCTGCTGCACCGCCACGTCGATCAGGTAATCGAAGCTATCGCGGTTGCGGTCGAGCCCCTTGCTCACCACCGATCGCGGCACCACGCTGACGCGGAGCTCGGTCATCTCCGAGAGCTCGAAGACTGGCTGGTAGTGACGCACGGCGGTCAGTGGCTGGCTGAACGTGGTCCCGTTCAGCTCAGCGACCACGGCGTCGGCGATCTGCACAATCGTCGCGGGCATGGCTCATTGCTCCGGCGGGATCAGGGCACGCAGCACCCGCAGCACCAGGTCGTCGATTGGCGTGCCGGTCGCTCGCACAATCTCCGTAAGCACCTCGCTATGCACGATCGCCCGGAGAATAGGAGCCGCCTCGCGAATCCCGGCGGGATCGCGGCGGTGTAACCCGAGCAGTTGTCGCATCAGTTCGAGCATCACTCGACTCCCACTTGCTTGGTGTGAATCCGCAGGACCTTGCGGAACACGTCCGACCACCGCCACTCGGGCTCCTTGCCCGGGGCCATCACCTCGTACACGAACGTCCTGCCGCCCTGCGTCTCGCGGATCACGTCTCCCCGCTCCGGTAGGACCGCGTTGCCGCCGAGCACCAGGTCGGCGGCGTGGATCAGGAAGTCGCGGTCGGTCCACTCCATCCGCACGCCGCCGTAGCCGTCGTCGAGCTTCAAGAGCGTCCGCCCGACCGTGGCCTGCACCGCGACCTGTAGCGCGCCGCGGCGGTAGACGACCTGCCGCGAGGCGTGTTCCTTGAGCTGGTCAGCCAGCCAGTCGGAGCCGGCGCGGAGCAGGTCGAGCATAGTGTCCTCACTGGCTGAGCCGGACACGGACATACGGGCTGCCCGGCCGCGAGTCCACCAGCACTGCCTTGCCCAGCAGCTTGTTGCCGGTCTGGGTCTTGGTGGCGACCTTGTTGGTGTTGTCCCAGTAGGCCAGATCGCCCACGGCCCAGCCGGTCAGCGACGTGACCGGGAAATCGAATACGCCAACGACAGAAAGCGCTCCGAGCTTGCCCGCTTTGATCGGCTGCTTGGCGACGCCGACCAGTTCGCCCTGCACGACCACATCGCCGGCCGCCACATCGACCGTCGGGATATGGTCGATGGTATCGCCGTGGTGGATGAAGATTACCTGCGACATGTATTACCCTCCGTTATGCGGTTGCCTTGACTACCCCGCGATGATCGATCCTCGCCACCCCGAAGTCCCAGTATGCGCGCATGCTCATCCCAAGCGTGTTGAACTCAGCGTCCGCTGTCTCGATTACCGGCTGACGCCGGCCGTCCAAGTAGGCCACCTGGAATGCGGGCAGCACGTCGGGGTCCGCCAGGAGATACCAGGTCGTGGGAGACTGGCCATTACCCGTCCCTGTCGAGAGGTACGGGCTGCTGACCGGCTCGTAACGGTTGACGTAGGGGTTGCTCACCGGCTTCGGCTTGTCGGTCGTTGTCGTCTCGTTGACAGTGACCGACGTGTAGATTGACAGCGCCAATGGCTCCAGTTCGGTCGGGACAAGCAGGTATCGGCCTGCCGTTGCGAGCGGGTCGCCGTTCGCGTCTTGCATCTTGGCCAGAGCAGCTCGTGCTGAGCCAAGCGACGTGATGCTGAGAGCCGCGTTGGTCAGCCGATTGCCCCGGGCCGCCGTGTAAAACGTATCCGTGGCCTCCATCACGACGGCGTAGAGCGCTCGCTCGATGGCTGTTTTTGCGCGGCGCCCCAGCTGGCCCACAAGCGACCGGAACGCCGACAGCTCGTCATTGATGATCTGCTGACGAGTGAGCGTCAGCATCATGCCGTAGGTGTCGAGCTTGTTGGTATACTCGCTCTCTTGTAGCGCACCATGCTTGATTTCACCGCCGTCGGCAACCTTGTCAAAGTTACCGGTGGCATCCAGGCGGTAGATTTGGTGCTGATGGAAGTTCGAGAAGTCCTCCTGGGCCGCGATCGTTTCATATGTGCCGGGAGCGGATTCAAACGCGTCCAGCAGCATCTTGTTGGCCACGGCGCCGAGGATTCCGGGCAGATTAACCGCCGAGAACCCAGCTGCCTCGATGCGCTGGTGCGTGATCAGCGTGTCATAGAACTCGCGCCCGCCATGTGGGACACGGATGCCACCTGATTCCAGGGCCAGGGCGAGGATGCCGCGTAGCCCTCGGCGTCGGTACTGCCAGGCAGCAGAGACGACCTGCTCGCCATAGTCGCGATCGCGGGCGAGCTTCTCGTCGCTGATACCTGCCGCCATGCACAGCGCGGCCTCCAGTACCTGCTGGCTCGGCCGGTCTCGCTGGTCTCGTGCCACCGGAGCACGCGGCCTGGTCACACGGAGAATGGCGAGCTCGGTACGTTGGGCGTCCCAGCCCTCGGATTCCGCTTGAGCGGCGATCTTTTCGAGGGCGTCCATGTCTGCGTACCGTGAGGACGCAGCCTCTTCGACGAGAGCACGAATCGTGTCGATTCGCTGTCGCTCTGCCCTGGCACGGGCAATCGCCTGAGTAGCAGGCGATTGTTCAGTGTCGTGACTGGTATTGATGTCAGACATAATCACTCCCTGATATGGTGATTGAGACGCGGCAACAGTGGCCGAGGTGTTCCCGTCGGCCCCAAGGTCGACGAAGCTGATCTCGCCGAGCGTGGCCTTGCGGACGACGTTCAGCGGGCCGGTGAAGGTGCGGCCGTTGACCAGCGCCTGCTGGTTCTCCTTGACGAACTCGAACTCCTCGACCGACGCCCCGATCGATGCCTGCCAGGGGAAGCCGTTCT